TGCTTACTGCAATGGAAAAAATAGCATCCGCAGGACGTGAACAAGTCCATAATGAGACGCTATTGTTAACGACAGGCATGAGTCGCTTAGAAATAGCAAAAGCCACTTCTGAATCTTGGCGTTTAGCAATGACAAATGGTGATTTCACATCTGATCAATATATGCACACCTTTATGGAAATGCGCGGGCAAGTTGGTAATACGGACGAAACTATAAAACTTATGCCTATATTTGCCGATTTAATGACTGATTTTAAATTAGCAAATCCAGAAAAGGATACGAATGGCATGTTCAAAGATGCCATTAAAATTGTTCAGATGCGTGGAAAATTTTATAAGCCAGGGACTCAAGAAATCGATATAAAATCTATCAAAGATGAATTGGATCATATGGCACTTGTTGATAAAGCCACAAAAGGTCAGGTTAACCCAACGACGTTAAGACAAACCGTTAGTATGGCTGGTCCATTAGCAAAAAGTATGACGGCAGATGAGATTTATTATTTTGGTGCGGAACTCTATAATACAATGGGACACTCTAAAACAGGAGTTGCGCTATCTTCATTAGCTCAACAGATGCTTGGTGGGCAAATGAAGGAATCTGTAGCACAAAATATGGAACACTACGGTTTCTTAAATCATAATGATGTCAAATATGGTAAAGGCGGTAAAGTAGAAATTGGTTCAGATGGAATTAACAATAAAGAGCAATTTAAGAAGAACCCTATGGAATGGTTCTACGAACACCTTGATAAAGCGGGTGAACAGTATAAAAAAGAGTATGACTTAACTCATAAAGAGAAACTATCATTAGCGGATGCTAAGCAAAATTTGCTCTACTTAATTCTTGGACGTGCCACAACGCAAAGACTTGGATCTGAATTAGACTCAGGTCGTGCCGAATTGATAAACTTTGCTAATCTAGTAGGAAAAGGAATGGATTCTACCGATACTGCTAAAACAGCCAGAGCAGAAGATCCATATACTGGTATACAGATGTTTAATTCTGCATTCCAAGACTTAATAAAGTCTTTTGGCCTTCCAATGGTTAAACCAATCAATGATGGAATTCATCAAGTTGTAGATGCGATTCATGATTTAACTAAATGGGCAAATAACCCTGAAAATCGTGAGACCGTCATCATGGCTGAGAAGGCGGCCGCTGTAATTGCGGGTCTTCTAATTGGTGGTGGTGCTCTGTTTCTATTAGCTGCCTTTGGTCCGATATTAGCTAGTTCATTTGAATTATTCGCTATTGGTGGTATAGCTTACGAAGCAATACTATTTTTAACTGGGTCAGATGGTTTAACCAGTCTAGGAAGTAATTTGAGACTACTAGCAAAAGACTGGCAAATGATGTTTGGATCTAGTGATCATAAACCTATGAGCGAAACATTACAAAGTGACGGAACAATTCTACTACAGGACGGATCTGTTATCAGAGACCCATTAGCTAATAGAAATAAACTACCAGTTCAGATTGAAACAGCTCCATTAAAACCTTCAGCTCTACCTAATGGGACAAGTGCAGTAAAACCTTCAGATAATTCGCTAAAGAAGATGTCGTTTAATGGAGAAACATTAAATGTTCATGTCGTTAACGGCCGTGATCTTGTTTATTCGTCAGTAAAGTCTCTATCTGACGGTTTCACATCAGCTCCTTCTGGTGGAAACTCATTTGATTATAGAACATCACCGATGCAACCTGGAGTAGCTATGATATGAGTATAACAAGTGGTCTTGCTACAGCGGTAGGTGCTTACAGCACTCTAAAATCGCTTTTTGGTGATGCCTCAATATCACTAGCAGGAATACCATTCAAAGGATTTGAACTTCCAGAAAAAGTAACATTTGGCGGTCAGCAACAGCTTGTTATTCATAAAATGCCTGGTGGCAATCGAGTGATCGATTCACTCGGACCTGACGAAAAAGATATCGAATGGTCTGGCAGTTTTACGGGTATCGATGCGGTATCTCGTGCAAAACAGTTCGATGCGCTCAGAATTGCTGGCAGACAGGTAATATTGTCTTGGTCGGAATTTCGACGTAAGGTGGTTATCAGTAGTTTTGACTGTGACTATCAATATAACGGCAACTATATGCCTTACAGGATTAAACTAGTCGTTATTGCGAATATAGATTTGCCGTCAAAACCATCGCTGTTATCTGCTCTTAATAGCGATCTATCTAAAGCACTTGGTTTTAACGTCCTCGGCACTGCTCAGACTGCGATTACCGTTGCGCAAAAGGCTCTAGTATTAGCTCCTCTATTAATTAAAAACTCACCAGCTTTAAATTCAGTTACTTCAGTAGTTAGCCAAGCAAGCACTGCTTTAACACTAACTTCAGCAAGTGCAAATAGTCAACTTAGTAATCTGGGATCTACGTCTTCAATTAGCAGTGGAACCTTTGGAGCCTCTGCCGCTGTAATAGCGTCTTCAGCACAATCAACATTAGCATCTGTTACTAATGCTGGTGCCTATGTTGGCCGTGCGTTATCAAATTTGGGTAATGTAACATGAAAACAATAAATGTATCTATGGCTGATAGAAGTCTTTTTCATGTTGCCTCACGTGAATATAACGACGCTACCGCTTGGAGAGCTATCGCATTAGCTAATAATTTAACTGATCCGGTTATATCATCTATGATGACACTAATAATTCCAAGTTATAACAAAACATTTTCTGGTAGTTTACCACAGTAAGGTTTTTATGAGTGATTTTCTGAGTGAATGGCCAATTATACCGAATCAAGTAAGAAGACCAAGATGGAGGATATCTGTAAACGAAATTCCTATGTTTGGTTGTCTTACTTTAGACGTTCATACAAATAATCATTATAGACCTGATGAATTTTCGGCAACGTTTGCACTAAACGCTGATCCAAATTTATTAACAACTTGGACAGATATGAATCCACCCATTACTATAACCTGTGAAGCTGGTTTTCTAGACCCATCAGCTTCAGAATACCAATTAGATTGGAATATGGTATTCAAAGGTGAAATCGATTCTGTAGATAATATAGATTTACTAAATGGAATAGTATCCATTAAGGGTCGTGATTTATCTCGTAGATTAATCGACGCTACTACTAGAGAAACTTTTACCAACAAAAAATCTTCAGACGTAGCCAAACTTCTTGCAAGTCGTCATAATCTTCAAGCAGATGTAGATAACACAAGTGTTTTAGTAGGCACCTTCTACCAATTTGAGCATGATAAACTGACTCATGATAGTTTATCTAAAACAACAAAAGAATTTGACTTACTAAAATTTCTTGCTCAGAAAGAGGGATATGATTTTTGGGTATCAGGCGACACTTTATATTTTAAACAGCCTGTAGATCAAGATACGGCGTTTCCTTTTAAGCTTATTTGGACTGGAAGGTCACAAACTAGCGCTTATCCGTATCTTCCTGCTACTGATATTAGATTATCACGTAGTCTCACGTTAGCTAAAGACTCTAAAGTGATCGTGAAAACTTGGGATTCTAAATCTAAGAAATCCGCAGAATTTACGTATCCTACAAGTGCTAAGGCAGACGCTCAGCAATATGTTTTTTTGCGTCCTGGATTAACGCCAGACCAAGCAATTAAATTTGCTCAATCTCAATATACAGAAATTATAAAACACGAACGACTAGTATCTATCACAATGCCTGGTGAATTGGATATTGATGCGCGTTCTATAGTAGAACTGGTCGGCACAAATACATCTTTCGACCAACGATATTATGTAGATTCTATTGATAGGCAATGGAGTCAAGATGCGGGTTTTAGACAAACACTAAATCTGAAAAATCATACTACACAAACTCAGACTACAGTTGAATAGTCTAGACAATTGATTTTAAATATGATATAAAGAATCTATAATGTTAAATTCTGCTTTGCAAAAACTTCGGAACGCTATTATGCGTGATACCGAAGCCCTAATTGCGACTATTGCACAACCAAGAGACGGTATCGTAACTGACGTAGACCCGAAAACAAACGAAGTTCGTGTCAAAATCATGCCTGAAGGTGTGCAGACTGGTTGGATTCCAGATTGCACAGCAATGTCTGCTAGTGGCGGTTACGGTGTAATGTCACCTACAGATGTCGGTGACCAAGTACATTTAAGCTTTGCCTATGGCGATTCAGACCAACCAAGAGTGATCGGAAGAGTAAATTCTAACGCCGATCTGCCATCTGTAATGACTGCTACAGGTAAGCCAACACAATCAAAAGAGTGGTCTGTATCGATGCCTGGTGCCTCTATTCATGTATCTGGTGGAAAATTATATATAAATTGCACATCACTTGAATTAACTGGAGATTTAAATATGACTGGTAATATTACTGTTACCGGCACAATTCATGCTACTGGTGATATAGTCTCAGATAATATATCGCTAAAACAACACGTTCATAATGGCGTTCAAAGTGGATCAAATAATACGGGACAACCAGTATGACAGATTTTTCTTTAGAATGGAGTGGGGACTTAATTCTTACCGTTCCGAAAGGCGGAATCACTTTGGTTTCTGATGCAGATTTAACGAGACAACGTTTAATTAGAAGGCTTCTTACAAATCCAGGTGATTATATATTTGATACTAATTACGGAGCTGGTTTAGGCCGTTTTATAGGTTCACCGATTAACGTAAACGATATTAGTGGATTAGTGAACGAACAAGCATTATTAGAAAACACAGTTGATGAGGTAATTAGTGTAACAGTCAATTCAGACAATATCGGTTACGTCAACTGCACTATTATATATACAGATAAATCCGACACTGGAATTCAGCAAATATTAAGTTTAACGGTTACGCCAACAGGATATCAAATATGAATTTAAGTTTACAGAACATGCAGACGATGTTAGACAATATGATAGCGTCTGCACAATCTGTTTGCAGTTCATTTTTAGACTTTTCTTCAGGTTCTCCTGCACGCGCAATTATAGAATCTGAGGTTAGCGAATGGTCCGTTCAGCAATCTAATATCTATTTAGTTTTAATAGCAACTAGATTATCTTCATCTAATGGAAATGACGTTGACACGTTCGTTAATGATTTCGGTCTCTATCGTGAAACCGCAGTTGCTTCAACGGGTCCACTTCAGATCACTCTGTCGTCTGGTTCATCGACAACGATTCTCGTCGGTGACAGTTTTCTAACAGGTGATACGACTCTCAGTTTCACAGCTACCGCAGATAGCACACTTCCGTATTGGAACGCATCAGTTGGCACTGCTGGTGGCTATGTCGTGCCTGCAAATTCAGCTCCCTTTCTTGTGCCTGTGCAGTGCACGACATCTGGCACCGCTGGAAACGTCGTGGCGGGTGCTATCACGCTCATTGGTCAGTCTACTTCAGGTGTCTACTCACTTACGAACCCTTCAGCCTTCACCAATGGATCTGATACAGAGACCGATATAGCTCTCAAAATTCGCTTCGTCCAGTATATCGCTTCGCTCTCTAAAGCGACCTTAGACGCCATTCTGGAGGCTGTAGCAAGTGTCCAGACTGGTCTAACTGTTGCTCTCGCTGAGAACGTTGACGAGCAGGGAAATCCTCTACGTGGTCATGGTGTGATCACTGTGGACGATGGGTCTGGCTATCCACCTGATAGTCTTCTGATTGCTATATATAAGGCAGTTGATGCTGTCAGAGCTTGGACAGTCTCGTTCAGTGTTCAACGTCCAATCGTTGTGCCTGTATCAGTTTATCTGACTGTTACCGTAGTTGGAAATAATAAGGCATCTCTGATTGCTCCCATTCAGACTGCAATAACTAACTATATTAACTCATTGCCAGTTGGCGGAACCGCTTCAGTTACCCGCGTGGCAAATGTAGTTTATAATGTCGATAACTCGATAATCAATATTGATAATGTGACGATTACCACTACAGCTTCTAATTTAAACTTTACACAATTCAACGGTGACATCACTGCTAATTCTAATGCAGTTGTTAAAACGTTGGTAACACCAGTGGTGTCTTGATGGCCACAGGTGATGTGCAGGATTACGTTTTTCGTATAAAGAATAAACTACCGCAAAAATGGTTTTCCGAATCTGCTCCAGTTTTAAATGGATTAGTTTATGGTTTAGCTTGGTCGCAAGCACAGACTTATGCCTGGATTCAGTATACGATACAGCAGACTAGAATTGGCACCGCTACTGGACAATGGCTAGATGATATTTGTAGAGATTTTCTCGGAATTAAAGTTTACAGAAATCTAAACGAATCTGATACCGTTTTTAGAAACAGAATTAAAGTTGAGATATTAAGACCAAAGGCAACTCGGTCTGCTCTGTATCAACAGTTAAATGACCTTACTGGTTTTCCTCCGTTATTATTTGAGCCACGAAATGCCTCAGATTGCGGCGGTTATTCGTCACTAACTCAAAGTGGAGGTGGTGTTGGATATAATAAGGCTGGTAGTAACGGTTCTATTAACCTATCGTTTCAAGGCTTCGCTACAATTTATAGACCAAAAATTACTAATATTGCTAATATTGTTGGTTATGGTTCTTATACGCAATCCGCAAGTTCAAACGGAAAAGCTGGCTACAATACGTTAAATCAGAGCTTAGTAGCTTACGGACCTCAGAAACTTACTACACTTAAAGAAATTCAAGGTGCAAGTGACGACACGATTTATCAAGCAATTAACTCAGTGAGACCCGCCTGCACGACGACGTGGGTCAGAGTTCAGAATATACCACCAGTCGTAGGCTCTAAATTAGATATAGACTTCGTATTAGACATTTCGCAATTAGCGTAAAGGAATCTCATGGACCGAATTATACCACAAGTTGACCAGGCACCGTTGGTCGAAGATCATTTAAATACTAATAGAAATACCATGGTGGCAATTGGCTATCTTTTTCAAGCATTAGCTGGCTCAAATACAATTGTTGACGGTCTTGCATGTACACCTTTACTTACGGGAATCGGTGTTAATATTGGACCTGGTTTGATTAGCCAACTTACGACAATTGACCAAAATTCCTACGGTGTTCTATCTGCTGACCAGATTTCACCATTGATAAAACTGGGTATTAATACCTCTAATACCTCATTTAATTTATCAGTTCCACAAGTGGCGGGACAAACGACAAATTATTTGATAGAAGCCTTATTTTTAGAAGTCGATGACCAAGAATTGGTTCTTCCGTTTTATGATTCTGCTAATCCTACTGTCAGTTTTTCGGGTCCAGGTGGAGCTGGTGGAGCTACAGCAACACGTAGACGACAGTCTGTACAGTTGCAGTTAAAGGCTGGTGTTTCTGCAAATACTGGAACCCAGGCGACACCAGGTGTAGATGCAGGCTGGACTGGTCTATATGTGATTTCGGTCAATAATGGTGAAACCGCTATCTTACAGAGCAATATCAACGTTTATCCTAATGCTCCCTTTATCGGAACCAAAGTTCCATCACTTGCCCCCATTTATTCACCAGCTCTAACTGGTGTTCCAACCGCTCCAACTGCTCCAATTAACGACAACTCAAATACGATTGCCACTACCGCATTTGCTACTAGAGTAGCCGAACAAGTTGCCGCTGGTGTTTCGGGTTCGCTTCTTGGATATGTTACAGATTCGCAACTGACTACTGATTTAAGCAATTACGTCACTAACTCAGCTTTAGCAACCGATTTAAGCAATTACGTCACTAACTCAGCTTTAGCAGCAGATAACTATGCCAATATTCCCTATGTTGACTCACATTTTGACTACTCGTGTAGTGATGGATTAAACGGTTTTGCTAGAGTAAATAATATTTTATTTGTCTGGGGTGTTATGGGATATGAAGGTCATCCAACTGCCATATCGTCTGTTACAGATATTCAAATAAATTTTCCAATTGCATTTCCGTCTACTTGTTTTCAAGTGATGTTTACAGGAATGTCCACT